AATTGAATACGAGTAGCTTCAGCTCGTTCTTCAGGCTGTGGTAATTCTAATGTCCAATCAGTTATACCAAAAGCTTCTAAGAGCTGTGGGAAAACCTTCTCATGGAAGAGCCTCTGGTCACCTTCAACCACACGGCTCATTACAACTAACTGTTGTGTTTGAGTAGACAATCCGCCAAAAGCCTCAGGTGCACCTTGCCAAGCAGGAGTCACACCCCACATAGCAGCTACACGTTCTCGTATCTCTGCTCTCACAGGAAGATAATCCATCTCCTGTAGTGTGTGGAACAGCCGTACCATATCAACCCTACCTCTATTATTCTTAGCTGATACTGCTATCATTGGAACAAAGTTAGGGTCAATACGAGTTTGAGCAGCAATGTTAGCACGTTCTCTACGTAGACTCTCAGGGTCATCCGTAAAGACCATCATCATAGACCCAGGCATCTTACGCTCAAAGAAATATCTATACAAGTTCTTATCCATTCCAATCAAGGTTAACACCTTTTCAAAGATGGTAAGAAGAGGACTCCAGCCATATGTTTCAGAAGGAAAGAACTTAGAAACGTGAATGACTTCATTCTCAAATAAATAGATGTGCTGACTGCGATGATAATACTTATACATTACAGGCCATCGGTCACGGTCACAGCTTGACTCTTTACAGATGCCTGGAGTATCCGCTACAGTATCTCTATGGAGAGGACACACGAAATGAGAATTCTTAGGTAACCCCGCCATGTCTAGGTCATATTCAACTAAGGCAGGATTGAGTCTACGAATCTCCTTTACTTTAGACCTCACTGTTTTTCCATCATCATAGAATTCTTTAATTAAATAGAGGAAGCCATCGTCCACGATATTAACATCGAAATGGAACTGTCGTAATACTTCTTCTAACGATTGATCAAAGACGTTACAACTTGCCAGAAGCTTTTCCATTCTTTCTCGCTGTTCTGGGTCAGGGTTTTCTACTAAAGGTTTCCAATTGATTCCTCTTCGGAATACTTCACCAGTGATATGACTTACGGGTGAACGTACCTCCTCAACAGACATAGATATGGTTTGAATATCCATAACCAGCTGTTGACGATAGGCCATTTGATGGCGTACCCATGTATTAACTACGTGGTCTAAGCCGAATGAGGGGGAGGAGGCTGTCTCCCCCGCTGCTTTCATAAGCTCTAGTGTATTAATCTGAGAATTAAGCTCAGACATTTGTTGAGCCATCGCAGGAACTTCGGGTAAATATTCAGATAATCTCATGTTTTTAATCCTTGCTTAAAGTTTGTATATCTGACATAGAAGTAAGTTTAAGTAGTGTATTCATTGCCATTTCTTTAAGTACAAAACCCTCAGTACGGTCAGGCCGTTGTTTGAGTATAGACATTTCCTCATCATATTCTACTAATTTTTCCCGTAAATCCAAAATTTCTGACTCTTTCTCTAGCAATTCTTTATCCATATCTGTCTGTTCAGTGAACGCTGCATTAGCTAACACACCTAAACGAGCAGCTTCCTTTACTAGTCCCAAGAAAGCACCCTCAGTTATTAAGGTTACTGCATCACTGTCATCTGGTATTTCCCCATCAGGGTCTAAAGCCCTTAGGTCGTCATGCCATGTGTCTAGAACTCTCCACGTTCCCGCCGCATCTTTAGTTGCTACGTATTGATTATTCCTGTCTCTTAATGTATTTCCTATCATATTCTCTCCTCTAATGTAGAGGGCATATCCCTCTAAATATACTATTTTCTGTTGGGGCATCTAACATAATCATGGTTTCTGCTGCTATAATAGCTATTATAACACAAACCCCCAAAATTATTATCATTCCTTTAGCTGATTTCACAAGCACTCCATCCACAATTCTTACAGGAACTGCACCCAGCTTCCTGAACAATCAAGGGAGTATCGCAGTCACAGGTTTCTATACCTTGTTCTGCAATGCCTGTAGTTAAAACCTCCTTAACTCTGCTACCTGAACGATATACGGTTATTCCTTTACATCCCGTTTCCCAGGCTTGTAAGTATGCTGACTGTACGTCTTCTCTAGTTGCTTCGTTAGAGAAGTTAATGGTTTTTGATATCCCTGCATCTACTGAATCTTGGAATGCTGCCTGCATGGTTACATGTTCTGATGGAGATATGTCTGGTGCCGTAACATAAACATCTTTTGCCCACTGAGGAACATCTTCACGTTCTTTAATAGAACGACCTTTAGCTAGATGCTCCATCAAATCGTCCGAATAGAAACCGTGTTCCTGTGCTGTATCCTGAAAAAATTTGTTTACATAGTACAAACTCTTACCTTCCAAGATGTTTGACTTTCTCCATGCTAACGCAAAAGTTGGTTCAATTCCGCTTGAAGTATCAGCAATCATAGAGATAGTTCCTGTGGGAGCTACACTTAACCTACAGGCATTCCGATAGGGTTGATGTTGACCGTAGTCACTTTCTTTCCACGATGGGAAGGTTCCTCTAATCTCTCCCAATTCTAATGATGCCTGGTCAGCAATGTCTCTAATAAATGACATCAAGACTCTACCGATGGTCATAGCTACTTCACTATTATAAGGAATCTTCATAGCAATTAGCAAATCAGAAAAGCCCATTACACCTAAGCCAATCTTTCTAGTTGCCTTGGTCATAACATCTATATCAGATGTAGCATATTGATTTGCATCAATGACATTATCTAGAAAACGTACAGATAGCTTGGTTATATCGGCTAACTTCTGCCAATCAATCCGTGTTTCCCAATCACCAGGCATATCATCATTCTCTAACCCTTCATGAAAGAACTTAATCAAATTGATAGACCCTAGATTACAGCTTTCATTACTGAGGAGGGGTTGTTCTCCGCAAGGATTGGTTGCTATCATATCTCCATGTGCATCCTTAACATGGTTATCCTGATTAATACGATCAATAAATACTACACCAGGCTCACCATTCTTCCATGCCCCATCAATAATTAAACTGAAGACATCAAAGGCATTAACCCAAGATGTTATTTTATTAGTCGTAGGGTGAATTAGTGGGTACTCAGCACGATTCAATACAGCTTTCATAAAATTAGTATCTACCCCAACACTAATATTAAAATTATGTATATCCCCTTCAATGGTTTTACACTTAATAAACTCAATTATATCAGGATGGTAGATGGACATAACAGCCATGTTTGCCCCATCCCGTTTCCCACCCTGTGTAATCATACTCGATACACGGGAAAGTGTCTTCAATATTTCTATCGGGCCACAGGCTTTTCCTTGAGTAGTATTTATGGGGTCACCCTTAGGACGGATTTTAGACAGGGCAAAACCTGTACCTCCCCCAAACTTCTGTACCATAGCTGCATCAGTAGCAGTCTTCATAATATCTTGCATACTATCTTCTAGAGGAAGGACAAAACATCCTGATAATGTTCCTGCTGGAGTACCAGCATTCATCAACGTAGGTGAATTGGGTAAGAAATATAATTCGGACAGCATACCATAAAACTCATTCTGTATAAGTTCTATCTCCACAGGCAAAGTCATATACTTCTGCTCAACAGAAGAAATCGCTTTAGCTACCCGTGTAAACATACCCTCCGCATTTTCTCTAGGTTTCCCTTCGTTATCCTTTAAATAATAACGGGCCTCTAAAATTATTTCCGCTTGTTCAGTCATCGTCACCATAAATCCATCCTCCTATCCTCTATGTCCACAATATATACATAATTTATTTTCTGGAACCCAGAATGTCGAATTGCACATCGCATCTTGGCAGTCAGGGTTAGGGGCTTCTAAAGCCTCACTCGGAACTGCTGGTTGGAAGTTTAAGTCAGGCATTCCTCGTCCAGGCATCTTGTCTGGATCCTCTTCTTGTCCTTGTTCTATGGTGGTAAACCAATCCTGTACGTTCCCCAACATTTGAATCTTATAGATAGTAGTTTCATATGCAGCCGATAGAGCCATCGCAATAGAGAAGAAAGCATCTCCATGTCCTAGTGGAGTTTCAGGGGCTTTCAATTCATTGTTTACCGATAGTATCTGCTGCTTCTGCCGTTCATCTTTAATAAGATGTAGATTTCCTGAGTGTAGATATGTTTCAAATATCTGTGCCATAGTATTTTTACTTCTGGTTGAGAAGATCATAGGCTTCCAAATATTATCTAACCCACGTTCTTCAAGCTCACCTCTTGTATTGTCTACGTATCCTTTATTTAAATCGAAATTCTCAGATACTTTATTTAAGTAATCAATTTGGTCAGAATAGTTCCACCCATCTAAAAAGGAAGAATGGACTTGTTCTATTGTATCACCTCTGCGTCTAAAAATAACTAGATGAGATGGATGACGTTTCTTACCTACATCAAATCCTGCAAAGAACTGGTCATCTTCCTCACAGGGAAACGGGATAGTAGCATCACAATTAATTAATGTACTAGATTCACACTTCTCAAGGTCTTCTGCTTCAAAATAAGATTCTGTCGAGAAGTGAGGAATCAACATAAACTCTGAAGCAAAGGACTTAGGACGAGCTTTCTGCTGTTCTAATAGCCATTCTTCATTATAGAGTTCAGGCATCAATACTCTACGTCCAGGGACAGGATCTAAAGCTGGGAGTACCCTAGATTTAAAACGGCTGTCCTCCTGAAGTTTACTAAGGATATCTCCAGGCATCATTGGTGTACCCAACACAATGACTGGTACTCCCTTCAAAGGAATAAACAGTGATTCCGTCATAAAGTGGTCTTCTACTTTAGTTATCTGTCCCATGTTCAAAGGGTTCTCAGGGTCACGCAGAATATCATCCGCAATCAAGGCACCATTAACATGCATACCCCTCTTAAATGAAAAAAGACCGCCGTGCATTATATCGGCAGGCTTATCATTAATTGAATATCTAAAGGAGTAATCTGCTTTAGGGGATTTATTATTCATCCATGACATAAGAATAGGATTTCTCTTTACAGTTTTATTAATTTCTGCTATATGATACTGAGCCATACCATCACTATAAGATAGATATAATACCGAACAGTCTCGTGGGGCAGTCAACAATCTCCAAACACTAAAGGCATGGCCTAGAACTGTACTCTTAAAATGGAAACGTGGGAGTACAGCCACGTAATTTAATCCCGTTTCTAAGCACTCTTCTATATCATCTGCCACTAGTTGTACATGCCAAGCTTTAAAGTACTCAGGGTTATCGTAACTTTGACTCCATATATTTATTAGGAATTCTTTAAATGTGCCAACCTTATATTTTTTATCAGACAACAGCCCGTCCGCTAGGCGCGATAAGGCACTATCGTAAGAAACGTCATTACTATCTTTACTAGGCATGTTACTCCTGAGCCACCAATGATTTTAATTTAGTAGCTATACGTTGGATAACTACTTGGTCAGATACTTCTTCAACTAATATATTTAGTACGGACTGAACAAACTGTAGGTTTATCATTCCTTCCATAACTTTACGCTCACCTTGAATACTCAGGTCTAAAACTTTAGCTGCATCAAAAGCCCTATCAAATTGAAGTACTCCCAATGCCGCCCCTGCTTTATGCCTCATACCCTCATATTCAGTAAGATGCTCTGTTTGAACTCTAGCAAATCTCTGGCCCTCAGATTCTTTTATCCTCTCCATAGCCTCAGTTCTAGCTAAGTTCTTTTGTTCATTCCAATTATACTGCTTTGCCCATACATATAATGTAGGAACTTTCACATCAGAAGAAAATTCCACATTAATCTGGTCAACAATTTTTGGGCCTGATAT